CGCCGCATAGTCGGCGAGCCTGACCGCGCCAGATGCGCCGGTCGGTGTAACCAGCGTTTGCGAGGCGTCCACATTGGCAACCCCAGGCAAGCCGCTCATGAACTGGCCATACGTCACGGCGGTGTTCTCGCCGGACTGGCCGAGCGGCACGCTGTCTCCGGACGCTGGCACGGTTCCGGCCGGAAGCTGCGACACGGTGTAGGGAGCGGCCTGCGCCGACAGTGTCCCGTTGGCAAGCACAAGGTTGGCGCCAACGGCGAGCGTTTCCGGCGCGCCGGTGCCAGCGCTGCAGCGGCCCATCAGCGTGCCGGCGGCGATGGCGAGCTCCGGTTGCACGCCGGCCAGAACTTGCGCGCGCGTGATCTTTCGGGCGGTGCCTGCCTGGCTCACCATAAGCTCGTCGTTGTCCGAGGCTGCGGTGGCGGGCGCGAGCTGATCGATCGTCGGCATGCCTGACGGAACTCCAAACAGGAAGCCCCGCGCAGCGGTCGCTGGCGGGTCCGGTGATGCCTGGGCAGAATTTTGGTGCAGGGCGGCGAGGGATGCCGCCCACTGCTCAGGAGGCGGCGAGAACGGGGTTTCCGTTCTGATCGGTCAGCACGGCGCCGGTGTTGGTCAGAATAGCCGTCGCCGGCGCAATCGGGATCGACAGCTCCAATACTGGGAGCAGAATGCTGCGCTGTATGCTGCGGCCGTTCACCGTGGTGATCAGAATCGTTACGGTATAAACCGTGCCGGCCTGTCCGCCCGCAAGCCAAAGCACGACCACTGCCCCATCGGCAGTGACCTGGTTTACAACCAGATCGCCGGGGTTGCCTGGCGCTGTCGTTACGTCGAGCGTTGCGATCGAGTCGCCTTTGTTGCCGACCAGCGCTGGCGTAATATCGAACTGGTAGTCAAGAATATCCTGAGGATCCTTGGTCGGCCAGTTCAATGGCGGAGGCGCGGCTGCCGTAGATCCGCGCGGTACCGGAATGAACGCATCCAGGACGACCGTACGAGCGGTGCTCGGCTTCCAGACATGGGATGCTGGCGTCGGCATAAGCAAGGTCCCCGGAACGGTTGACGGGTCGTTTGATATCATCTCACTGCGCCGATGCGGCCTGACCGGACGAGGCCAGTGCTTGTAGCTCCGTGCTCAATGCGGCCATGCGCGCCTGTAAATCGGCGAGGCTCGGAATGGCAGCTTCCGGTGCGGAAGTTTGCGGACGGCTGAATGTCGTGCCGGCCAAGGTCCAACCTTCCGCAATGCCGGCGACGGCGGTCACGTCCAGCCAGGTCAGCTCGGGATGGAACATTTCGGCAATATCACCGGCTGTGGTCAGCAATTCCGCCACCACACCGTCCTCGATCCGCGCATACGTTTTCATCGCTACCATCTCACCACCACATAACCTGCGGCTCCCGGCGCCCCGTTGTATGGCGTTGCGCCGTTCGCTCCCGTTCCGGCACCCGCCGCGCCACCCCCGGGGAACAAGCCGGCGACGCCTGTGGTGCCGCTGTTCTGCATTCCCCCCATCGGCGCCGCTCCGCCCATGCCGCCCTGGTTCAACAACGCCCCCTGGCCGGCCGAGCCGCTGATGCTGACGTCGCCGCCGACGCCGTAGCCGCCAGGCTTGGCGCCGAACAGCGGATAGGCGGCTGTCGCGAGATAGTTCAAGCTGCCACCTGTCGCGCTGACGAATGCCCCGAAGCTCGACGTGCCGCCGGCGGTCGCCGCCGTGCCCGAGGTCGTTCCTGCAACGCCACCCGAGCCCACCGTTACGGGAACAACCTGGCCTGGCGACAGGCCGGTTATTCGGCCGCGCGCATAGCCGCCACCGGAGCCGCCGCCGCTTGGGTAGGTTGATGTAGAGGCGTAGCTGCCAGCACCGCCGCCCCAAAGCTCGACTTCAACCTGGGTGACACCTTGCGGCACGGTGAACGCACCGGATGCCAGGAAAGTCTGCACGCCACTGCCGAAGCCCGGGCGCAAGGCGGGGAGCTTCCAGGCGAGCAGGGGCGCCTGCGGATGCAGCACGATGTTGGCGGCGGTGATTGTGGTCTGAGCGTATCCGACCGTGACAACGTACAGCCCGGCCCAGCCGCTGTCCACGGGCGGAGTCGTCTGCGACCCGGTGGTTGCGGGTGCCCCCGGTTTCAACTGCAACTGAACGCGTTGGGACCTCAGTGTGTTCTGGGCAGCGCCCGAGTTGGCCGGGCCGCTATATGGCAACGCCGGGTTGGCTGCATTGTAGTATGGCAGAACGACCGGATTGGTATCGGACTCCAGCAGCGCGGCCTCAACCAGATAGTTGATCGATTGGCCGGACGTGGTGGGCGGGCTCAGCGTAAACGGGGTGGGCGCGAGATTGACGCCCATCTTGACCAATGGGCTGGCATTGTCAGCGGCCAGCGAGCCGAAAGGCAGCGGATCGAGGACCGAGAATTGCGCGATGCTGCCAGGCCCGATGTTGATCGTCATCGAGGCGGGTGCGGTGGGACTGCAGGCAAGCCCGTCGGCGACAGTGCCTGTGCCGAGTGTTGCCTGTGCCAGATAGCCCAGCGCGACCATCGCGTTCCGGTTGGTCGTCAGCAGGTCGGTGTCGAGCGGAATGCTTCCGGGATAGACCAAATTCCTGTCCATTGCGTCCTCTTTGCGCTGCAGCGGGCGCGCTCAATTGGTGATGCGTAGCCAGCCGGTCGTGGCGATGGGAAGCACGCTGGCGGCTGCCGCGTTGATGTCCGCGTCGGTCACCTGGCCTTGCAGCATCGCCAGATTGCCGTATTCAACAGCGCCTTTGTTGTATCCGCCGCAGCCACTGCCCCAGCCGGCGACGAAGGCGATGCCGGAGCCGGCCGGCCGATAGGCCGTCACGAAGAACTGGAACGGGAGATTAAGACTGCCCCAGCCGCCCGCCGCGCCATAAGCCAACCCGGACCAGCCGCCGCCAGCCGCCCCGTACGCTCCGGTGTCGGTCGCGCGGGAAGGCTCGAACACGATGGGGGACCGGCCGGTGAGGTCCTTCAGCACGCCTATGACGGCGGCCCGGGTCCCGCGTTCGCGGAGCAGTTCCGCCATAATGCGCCGCCGAAACGGATCATCCGCCTGACCTGCCCGGCGGACGAGTCGCCGGCCAAAATAGTCGCGGGCGATGACGTCAAGCCAGACGTCGGTGGCGGTGGCGATGCGGGTTTGCGCAGTTACATACTGCAGCGTCTGATAGACCCACGCCCATGCGCAGCCAAGACCGGCGAGCACGCAATCGAGGAGAGGGGTTTCATCGGCAAACCATCCGCCGGGCAGCACGACCTTGAGCCGCGCTACGATGTCGCTCTGGTCACCCGTCATGTCAGGCTACCGCAATCGTTCCGGCCTTGAGCACTCCCGAGGCCGGGGGCACGAGGTCCGCGGTGCAGCCATTGATTTGCATCTGGCTGACGTTTGTGACTGTCGGCGACGTGGCGTAGGCGATCTGAGCGATCCGGGTGAGCGCGAGGGGCGCGCCGATCGGCAGGGCATCGACATAGCGGGAGATCGCGTTCGCAACCGCCGCCGTAACGGCGGGTGAAGCACCGGCAGATCGTCCCAGAGTCACGCTCACGTTTGCCTGCAAGACGCTGGGAGGCTGAACGGTAAAGATCGACCCCACCGGGCGCACAGCTTCGACGGCGGTGCTGATGGTGCTGAGCAACGATGCCGGCGGCGATCCCGAGCCGTCGTCCACAGTGACGACGAAGCTCCCCATCTGCGGAAGACCGGCCGGGTTGAGATTCTCCGCGATCGCGTAGGCCAGACCTTGCTGAACGCTGGTGACCGCATAACCGATGGCATCCGGTGTAGCCCGTGAGCGGCTGGCGATGAAGTTGCGGAACCGCGACCGAAGGGCATCGTCTGTCTCCGCGTCGAGCCCATTCTGCAGCGGAGCGGGGTTCGTCACGGTGTCGATGCCAGGCAGCGCCGAGGCAAGCATTGTAATCGCTCCGGCCTGAACATTGCCGACGGTACCGGCAATCTGAGCGGCAATCGGAACGTTCAGCGTGGCAACGCCAGTGGCCAGGGCGTAGCCGTTCTGTGACGGGGACCACGCTGGATTGGTTGGGTCGATGGTAACCGCGAACGTTTGTGACCCGTCTGCCGTGCGCACCAGGGAGGCCGCGGGAATCAGCGCCTGGCCCGTAGCCGTGTAGCGCGAGAAGGCCGCGATACCCGTCGCCGCACAGGCCGGCAGTCGCTGCAGCGAGAAGTCGGCCATCCAACTGTCCAGATCCGGACCGCTGCTGGTTGCGGCCCGCGTCATCTGCAGAACCTGCAGGATCAGCCACTGCATCCAAAGCGCGACTGACGCGTTCGCTTCGAGGATTGCGCGCAGCGCCGAGCCGACGGTGAGATCGACAAGCTGCGATGCCGCCGACTGCACCGCTGCAGCCATGTTCTGTACCAGTGTCGTGAAGGTCTGAAGCGAAAGCTGCATGATTCACCCGCCGATCGAAAAGGAAAGAAGCTGGGTCTCGCCAGTGGGCGCGTCGACGTAGCGGATGTGGACGTAAATTGTCCCGGCAGCGGCGTTCGGCGGACCCTGCACGTCGATGACGGGCTCCGGCGTGCGTGCCACCGCCGACTCCTTGAAGATCTGGCTGCGAATGACGGCCCGGATCTGCGACGCATTGGCGGGCTGGCCGACGAAGCGGCCCAAACCGGCGCCGTAATCAAGTTGCCAGATATAGTCGCCAGGGTTGGTCAGCAGCCGCCGCAGGACGCGCTGCTGGGCGAGCGTGGCGCCCGAGGCGAGGGCGAGATCGCCGGTCGGTCCGGCCAGCAGGTCGGAGCCCCATTGCTGCGACAGATCGCTCATCGCGGCCTAGTCCTGCTGATTGGGCGTGGTGGTCGTTCCGCCGCGAGAATCAATGTGCGTGTGCGAGTCATAATGACTGCGCATGCGCGACAAGGAGCCCTTCGAGTCGTAGATGTCTCCGCTGACGTGCAGGTCACCCTGGACCTGCACCGTGCCGTCGTTGCAAAGTTTCAGGAAAGTCCCGGTCTGGTGCACCAGCCAAATTTCGCCGGCCGGCGTCGCTGGCGGCGGCTGGCTGTTTGAATAAGTCCCGCCGATGATGACGCCGTGCTGGGCGTCGCCTTCCTGGGACAGCACCACGACCTGGTTTCCCGGTGAAGGAGGACAGATCAACCCCCAGCCGGCGCCTGTCCAGGCCGATAGCACCGGCAGCCAGCCGCTCAGAACGCCTTCCGGCTGCAACGTGACGCGAGCCGCGGCGGTGGCCGGATCGTACGACGTGACCAGACCGAACCGGGGCTGCGCATGTCCCTGGTCCAGGATGCCCGCATGGCGTTTGAGGGCGTTGACAACGCGGTCCATCGGTTCAGGCTCCGCTTCCGTTGCTGAGGTTTGACAAGCCGGCAGCGCCGCCGGAAGACATGTTCTTTGCGCGGACGCGCTGGACAAATCCGCATCCGACGCCGATCCGGCGCTCGATGGTGTCGACGAAATAGCTTTGATCGAATGCCGTCCCGGTTGCGGTCAGCGTGATCAGGCTACGCGGCGTCAGCGTGAGTTCGCCGGGCATCGTCAGTTCGATGACCCGCTCGTGCTGTGCCAGCTCCGCGAGCTTGCGCTGGGCGAGATTGAGCGCCTGGTCCGGCGTAAGATTAGGCTGGACGAACACGTAGGTCTGGGGCGGGCCGCCACAGTCGGACGTGCCAGCCAAAGTTGCCGTTTCGGCGAACATCGTCTGCTGCCGCGCATTCCAGCTTTTCACCGTCACCTGAATACCCCGCGCCAGCGTCAGGCAGCGTTCCATGCGCAGATCCACCAGGTCGGTCGGCGCCACGGACAGGACGACATCGGGCGTCACGAAGGCGGGTTGGAAGTTCAACGTGCTGCCGCTGACAAAGACATCGAACCCCTCCAGTCTCGCGAGATTGCAGAGCAGGTCCCATTCGGTCGTCATGAAGCTGAACTGGTCCAGCGTGATCTGATCGTGCTCGTTCTGGTAGTAGCGGCCAACCGGTGTTGTGGTGGCGCGGACGTTCGGAGTCAGCCCATGGCGTTGGGCAAGGATTGTGGCGATCTCGCTTGCCGTGCGATTGGCAAATGCCTCCTGCGTCCGGGCCTCGATCATCGCCGCGCCGAGATCGCGGCCCTCCAGGTGCACCAGCCCCGTGGCGGGGTCGAGCGAAACCTTGTCCACATTCCCTCGAATGAGACTCGTGAAACTGGCACCGCCATCCAGGCTGAACCGGATATCGACCGCGATCGTGTCCGTTGACGACCAGAAGGCGCTGCCGAACGCCGGATCGCCGGCCAGCGCCGCGGTCGCCCTGAAGCGGTCCGCCGCGTAGTGGTTGTTGGCGATCACTTCGGCGTCCGTAACGGAACTCAGCACGGCGCCGTTCACCAAAGCCAGAAGCCGTGGCGCGCGGGACTCACTGAGCAGCAATTCCGCCGCCTGCGTTCGTGTTGACGTCCGGGATGCGGAGGGTCATGACGCCGGACAGCATGGGGTCTGCCAGGCCGTTCAACTGCGCGATCCGTAACCACTGCGTCGCATCGCCAAGCTCCCTCGCGGCAATCTTGAACAGGTTTCCACCCGCCACTGTGATCGTCTTCATGATTCAGGTGCTCGCACTAGCCAGATTGGCGGAGGCACGGCCGAGATAGGCTTGAGCGGCCGCCAGGCTGGCGAGCCGCTGCGCCGTCCCGGTCGCGGTCGTCAGGGCCGCAATCCCAGCTTCGGCCGATCCGCTTCCGCTGAAGGTGAGGCCGCTCATCGTCGTCTCCGAGGACTGCACTGCGCCGGCGAGGGTTGTCTGTGCGCCGGCAAGGCCGGATTGGGCCGCGGTGTAGGCGCCGGTTTGCTGCACCGTCGCTTGCGGAGCGCTGATCGCAGCTTCGGCGCCGGACAGATCCAGGCCAGCGGTCGATGCAAGCGCTACTGCGTTAACGACGTCCGCAACGGCGAGGATGGCCAGCGATGCCACGGCATCGATCAATGCGGCGGTTTCGTCTCGTACGACCGTGCAGGAGAGCTGGAACGGAATCCACCAGCTATTCTGATAGTCGGCCAGGAAACGGCTGACCACGACAGTGTAAAAGGCGACATCCCAGGTCAGCGGTATGGGCAGACCGCTCGCGCGCAACGCGTCGATTGCGCATGCCCGCGCCATGGCATCGGTGCCGGAAAAGATGCCGCAGAACGTTATCGCGGCATCGTCGCGGCCAAGCGAATCGATGACGCGCGCGCCGCCAACCAGGCGGTGGACGGCAAGAAGCTGCCGGCCGCCGAAGCCGACGCCGGAGGGCACCTCGAAATCCTGGAAGATAACGGGGCCGAGAACGAGCGTGGTGTCTGACATTGCGACCTTTCGCACCGGCGTACCCGGCTTTCGGCGGACACAACCGCAGCAGCGTGAGTGCAGACCTGACTCAGAATCCCGTCGCCGGCCCCGCCCAGCCAGGGGTGAGCCGCGGATCGACAGCCGCGATGCCGGACGGCGGCCGGATCAACTGCCGCTCAAGATGGCGGGTCACCCAGCGTCCGAGCACGGCGCCATCAATGTACAGGTCGGCTTGGGCGAGCTGTGGTGCGGCATCGGGAAGGGGCGGCGGCTCGACTGAACGACGGTCATCCTGAGCGTCCTGCGGCGGCGCTGCCCGGGACTTTGGCGTGGGCGACGGTGCGGCTTGCTGAGCTGCTATCCCCGTCTCGATCGCAGCGGATGTTTGGATAACAGCGAACGGCGCGCTCGGTGGATCTTGAGGGTACACGGTTGGAATGCTGGCCAAAGGCAACTCCGGCCGCGGCGGTAGCGGAGCGCGTTGCGGCGCTGTCGTGGCTGGTGCCTGCAGTGGCGGGACGCTCGTGCCTGCAAGGCGCTCGGGCAGTATGCGACTCGCCAGTACGGCCAACTTTTCTGGCAGAACGGCTGCCGGAGCGGACGGCGCTTCTGCCCGCGGCGGTGGCGGAGGCACCGTCGGCGCCGCAGCCACAGGCAGTGCCGAAACCACTTGCGCCGTCTTGCGTGACGGCGGTGCGTCAGGCCGAACGGTGGCGGGCGGAGGCGTGATCCCGACGAACACTGGTGCAGGCCGGACAGTGACCTCGGCGGTCGCGGGCATCGACATCGGGGTGAACGGGCGCACACAATCCGCTGGCCATTCCGGCGTCGGTGCGGCTGAAGATGACTGGACTGGCGGAACCGCCGGCTCTAACGCCTGAAGCGTGTCGGCCGCGACAGGCACGGCTGTTGAAACCGGGCGGGCAAGACTCTTGGCCGGGATGTCGCCGAACCTTGTCCAGTCAGCGACCCCGGCGAGGGCATGCATGCCGGACATGGCGCTGGCGGCACTCTTGACGGCGCCATCCAGCAGCATCAGCTCCTTGCGGATGGCCGCGATGCCGGACGAGACACCGTCATCAAGTGCGAGCGTAATGCCGATGGTGTAGGCGTCGATCATGTCATTCGCCTCTCAGTGCAGCGACGAAGTGCGCAGCCACAATGTCCGCGGCATCGTCACAGGCGACCTGTGCCGCCTGGCTCCAGAACGGACGAGGGAGCGTGGCCCGAGACCCCAACTCCACGTCCGCAGCGGCCGGGTCGGCGGTCCCGATCACAGCACGGTCTGCTTCGATCGTTATGCCAAGCGAGTGTTTGCCCGTCCCTTCTGACGTCAGCGACTGTTCGATGACTTCGGCGGCCTCTGCCAGCGCGCCGGCTCGCGCGCCGACGAGATCCAGGGCGGAAAGGCGTTGCGTGAGGTCTCGCAAACCGGATATCGAGATCACGGATCATCCTTCCATGCGAGGCGGTCCCAGTCGAACGTGCGGCCATCGAGGGTGCCCATCACCACCACGAAGGCGAGGCGTTCGTCCCCGGGAAGACTGAAGGCGATGTCGAACGGCACCCCGTTCCTGACCAGATACAGACAGTCGATCAGGTCGGGGTGCCGCGCGAGTTTCCCGCGTTGACAACGAGGGCCGCGCCGGCGGCCTCGCCCAAATGCTGGAAGGCTTCGGCGACCGCGGTAATCCCGCTGTCGCCGAGCCGGGCGACCATCGCCTCGATCTGCGGCTCGTTCGTTGGCGGCGGGATCGGCACGTCGTCTATAGCCGTCACGGAACTTGCCAACATCGCCATCCCCAGCCAGGGCTGGTTCTGGGACAACGCAGGTCCAGCCGCCTTGAACAGGCGCAGCTTGTCGAGCGCGGTCAGGCGGCGCAACGTCAGCCTGCGTCCATCGCTCGTGGTCAGCGTCAGGCCGTCAGCCGCGGATGTCAGCGCGATCTCCGACAAAGTGATCATACGCGGCGCCGCCTGGTCGCGAAGTACTCCAGCTTCTGCTTGACGCTGGCGTCGCCTTTCCAAAGTCCGGCGCTGGCCAGCCGGAACGTGACGTTATCGTACTGGTAGGTGGACGTCGAGCCGTCGGTCTCGCTGACGTATTGGTACATCGTGCCCGGTGTCGCCGGCCCGCCAGTGAAGAACTGCTGCTCCATGCTGGCGATGAAGTCGTCCGCGGCGGAATTGCCGCGCTCGATCTCGAAGCTGCCCTCCCATCCTCGGGGCAGCTCGGTGCCGACCTGCGTGCCGTCGAGCCGGCTCACGCGAATCGAATGCGTGAGCTGGCGGCTCTCGAATCCCGTGACATGGTTCAGATCGACACGGCCGGAAGGCCCCATGACGACCAACTGCGTGTCGCGGCCGACGGAAAACGTCGTGAGTGACATGCCGATTGCTCCTTAAGAAGTCTGGCCGCCGGGCAGCGTCTGGCGGGATACCTGGACGGTCTGGCCGCCCTCGATATTGACGATGAATTTTTCGTTGATCGACTGATACTGGACCTGGGCGTCGGACTGGACGTAGCCCAGTCCGGTGCGGCTCGATGGGTTGTTGGAGATATCGCAGATGACGTTGAACGGCAGGGTCCCGTCCGTGCTGCCCAGCAGCCCTTGTGACAGCATGTTCTGCAGGAACGCCATCTGCGTGGCCCGGATCTGGCGGAACAGATCGGCGTTGATGACCTGGCCAACGTAGCTTCCCATGCCGGCGGCCAATGTCGCGGCAATGTAGTTCGTCAGCCTTGTGTAGTTGTCGCCGTTTGTCGCCGCGTCCGAGGAGGAGTTGTGCCCCCCGCGGACACCCCAGTAATATCCGCCCGGCTGGGGGTTCGCGATCACGTCGATGCCGACCCCGAGCAGTACCGCAAGGTCGGCGCTGGAATAGGAATTGTTTTGCCCCGATCCGGGCGTTCCGGACTTTTGGCTGCCGATAATGCCATACAACGGCTTGTTGAGGCTGGATTGCTCGGGAGACAGATTCGCCAGCCTGCCCGCCGCAAAGCCCTGCGGCGAAACCAGTCGTACTGTCGCATTGACCTGGTCCGACCACCATAGCCAGTCGCCGAACATCAGCTTCGCGGCGTAACTATCCAGGCCGGCCTGCTGCTTCACGGCGACGGCGTTCTGTATTGTGTCACCGGCCGGGCCAGTCAGGATCACGTAGATACCCTCCTGCAACCCGAAACCTGCCTGGTCCGTCCAGTGTTGCGGATCGTCCGCGTCGGCCAGCAGCGCGATGCCGCATCCCTGGCCACGCAGCGCGTACATGCCCGTCCGCGGCAGCACGTCGTTGCCCACCAGAAGCGTGACGGTCGCCCCGTTTGCCCCATCGCTGCCGGCATTGCCGCCGCCGAGGGAAAACGAGCATGCGCCCGGGGTTGCCGTCGCCCCGCCGGCGCTTGCCGCCACGAGCTGCGAGGGACCGCGTTGCGGCCCCTGGCCTTGGTTGACCGCGGCCGCAAGCGCAATCCAGAACGTCGCGCCGGTGCCGCCGATATTGTCGTACACCTCCGGCTGCAGCCCCGGCAGCGAGATGGTGAGCCGCCAGGTGTTCGCCTTCGAACCGATGGCGAGCGACAGCGTCACCTGGTTGCCGAGGGAACCGGTGTACAGTGCGGTGAAGGTGACGGTCGTGCCGGGAAACACGGTCTGCGCTGCAGTGTCCGTGCCATCGGTCACGCGGACGCAGCGAAAATCCTGCGCCCCTTGCTGCACGGCGGTTGCGACCTGTGTTCCCATGTCGTATTTGCGAGCCACGACCGGCCCGAAGCTCTGCGCGTAGTCGGCCATGGTCGCGACGATCACAGGCTGGCCGATGGGTCCCCAGCTTGCCGTTCCGACCACCCCGACAACGTTGGTCGGAACGCCGTTCAGAACCAGGCTCTGCGGCGGAACGATCTGGACGTAGAGGTCAGGGACCACAAGGGACGTGGTGTTGATGCTGCCCTGCTGAACGATCGGCATGCTGCTCAGGCCCCCTGCTTGGCGGGCGATACGACGCGGACGACAGCGTGGGCGTGCTCGCCCTTCAGGATCTCGGCAACGCGAGCGGGATCGCTCACGAGATCGCCACGCGCGAAGCCGGCGAACGGCCGCACGACAACCAGATGAATATCCATGGTGGGCTCCGATGTTCAGGCGATGAAGCTTGCGGCGTTGACCAGAAGGTTGCCGAACAGCATGCTTGTTTGCATCTCGGTGAGCGTGGTTGCGTATTCAGCCGAGTACAACAGATCGCGGCGATAGAGCAGGGCGTCCTGCGATTGGTCGAACACGGTGGTCCCGGCATAGCGGACCCAGGCGTTGGTGCCATCCGCCAGCGGCATGAACCGCATCCCGGCCATCGCCTGGTCGATTGCGGAAGCAGTCGCGTCGCGCGCAGGCGGTGTGGGACACCAGCAGGTGACCCGGAAGATTTGGCGCTGGCGCCGGACTTCCTGCGTTGCCGAGGCGTCGGCCACCACGCGTGCCAGCAAATCGCCCGCACCGGGTATGGTCAGGCTCGACGCTGATTGCTGGACAATGAAGTCCGCACGGACCAGTACGGCGAGGTTCGCTGCGACGAGCGCCGGCGTGTCGCCAGCCTGTGTCCGATACACGTAGCTATGCTGATCCGCCAGCACGCCGGCTAGCTGGCCTGGGTCGGCGGTTCCGCCGAAGTCGATCGTGTTGCCTGCGACGCTCGCCGTCAGCGTCGGCTGCTGCGGCGTTGCCGTCCATTGTTCTGCATAGCGTGTTGTGTTTCGTCCCGCGCCGCCTGAAGGAAACACGGTCACGTTGATGCGGCCAGCGGCCAAATCGGCATCGAGCGCCGCCGGCAGCGGCCAGCCGCGATAGACCCGGCAGTCAGGTCCCGGAACGCTCGGGCTACCGGTTCCGTTCGGATAGAGTGCGCCCGCGATGATCGTGACGAGCGCGTTCTCGACATCGGATTGATCCGCCATCAGTTGGCGGCCTGCTTGGCGGTCACGCGCCAGCCGAGGTCCGTCAGTTCGGCAGCGGAGACCGTGGCGTTCCTGCCCAGATCGTCCGTCAGCAGATCTGCGGGCTGCAATACGACGCCGGGCCAGGCGGGAAGCAGAATCGTCCAGTAGGGAACGGTCGAGTCTCCCGGCAGGTCGGCTTCGGGATGACCCGCGCCCGACGCGCCGAGCACGCTCGCCGGCCAGTTCGTCAGCAGCGGAACGTTCGCACTTGGAACCATGCCCCCATAGCTGTTCACGCCGGCGCTGGTTGGTGCGGGGGGCCGGCTGAAGGATATGACCCGGTTCGTCTGGACACAGAGCACCGGAAGCAGCCGCTGTTGCGCCACGACGAACCATACGTCGCGACCCTGGACCAGATAGTCGCCCGGTCGCGTATAGGCTGCATCGAAAAAGCCGTGCCACAGTGAAGAGCCGTAGCCGACGGGGCGTCCGAAATTCCCGTCGATCCCGCTGAAGGCTGCCGGAAGGCGAAGAAAACGGTTCACCGGGTCGAGCGGCGTGCTCGCGCCCGATGGCCGATACGCGTCGGTCGACGCGCCGATCTTGCGGGCCGCCGTGTTCATCCCCCAGCGGATTCGGTCCTGCAAAGCTGCCGGTTGCATGTCAGACCACCAGGACCAGACCATTGTCGGCCAAAGCGGGGCCTGGCGGCACGCCCAGGAACCCGCACAGGCGGCGGCACCACTCGGTGAACAGCCGCAGCCGGTCGCGCGGTTCATTGGCGTTGCGGGTCCAGACCGCCGCCTGGTCGGTGTCGAGGTTCTCGCCCGACCGGGGAACGGCAAACTCAAGCAACGTCAACGACCCGAGATAGCGCCGCGCGATCGCCAACTCGGAGTCCGATAGGTTGGTCATGCGGAACTCCAGCAGCCCGTAAGCCTGGTAGAAGCGCCAGCTCTGCAGCGAGACCCCGGCCGCACCATAGGCCGGGTACCCGCAGAAGCGCCGGATATCGGTCTTTTCAGCGTCGGTCAGCGGGTTCACAGGAACGACCCGTCGCCGCGGCTGAACAGGACCGTGCCGCTGCCAGTGGTAAGAATTGCTGCGGCGTAGGCGATGAGACTGTTCACCGATAGCATCACGCGGGTGTTCGGCAGCACCGGCATGTCGGCGTTGGTGGCGGCGACCGTCTGGTCTGCTCCGAAACGGACGTAGGCGAGCGAAGTGGCGGTGTTCGTCACCACCACCGATTCGCCGCCGCCCGCCAGCGCGACGTTCGATGACGTCGTGCCGGCGCTGAGAGAAGCCGTTCCGGTGGGACGGAACGGCGTGATGGAACCAATGGCCATGTCTGTTCCGTCCCCCTTCGTCAGCCGATGTGCTCGACCATCACCGCCCGCTTGAAGGCGGCGTTCGTTGCTGTTGGTATGGTGGTGGGATTGGTCGTCGTGTCGGACGGCGTGCAGAACCCGCCGATCCAATACCAGGACTGGGCGATGATCTGTTGCAGCCGGTCGATCGGCTCGCGGGTCACCATGGCGATGCCATCGACCATTGTGACGATCGAGTCCTTCGGCGCCACGTCTTCGTGCGCCATGCCGGCGAAGTCGCCCTCGATCAGCGCGCCCTGGCCACAAATGATCGGCCGCCGGACATTCAGGTTGCTTAGCGTCGGGTGCGGCAGGACAAAGGCCTCCGTGGTCGGAACGAACCGAAGCCCGAGGAAATCATTGGTCATGCCCTGGCGGAACACCTGGTTCGCCGAGCTTGCACCCTGGAACAACTGCTTGAAGTCCGGGTCAGCGAAAAGCTGTCGCGCTGAAACCGGGTCGAGATAGCAGTTGTAAAGCCCCCCGATATCAGGGACGGCATTCTGCCGGAGCTTGGCGACGGCATCCAGGAGGCAGGACATGGTGAGCGTATCACCCGCCGCAAGCTGCAACGTATTACCGCGAGCGGATGGCCTGACGATCACCGACGCGTTGGACGCCTGCACGGAATTGCCCAGCGTGCCATCGGCGACGGTGACATTGGTCGCAAAGGTGAAGACGCCGGAGACACCATTCGGCGCGGTCGAGACGTTGGTCGTATCGGCCGCCGCGCCCACCAGGGAGTAGGCGTTCGATCCAACAGTCACGGTCAGTGGGTTGGAGCTGCTCACCGCCTGCTGCACGCCGTTAACGAACGCCGTCTGGAACCCGCGAATGTCATCGACCGAGATAGCCGGTCCTGCGGCTGTGAGCGTAACGCGAACCCGGGTATTACCGCCGAAGTAAGAGTTGAACAGAGCGTTGCGCGCCAGCTCGTCGAGGCTCCGTGAAGCCTGCTCGCCGTTGACATAGGCATTCTGTAGAAATTGCGAAGCGATGCCGACGAGATTGGTGACCATGTTCAGGTCGGTGGTCGCGGCGTAATGGTTGATCGTCAGCGTATACTGCTCGACGCCCCAGCCCGCCGGGGTAAGGCCGTTATCGAGGTTCGTGTTGGTGTTAGGCGGCAGTGGCGTCGTGACTGTGGGCTTCAACCCGGCACGGGTCTTGGTGAGGGTCTCGCCGATGCCTGCCGGAATTTGTTCGCGATCGGCGCAGGCGCGATAGCCGATCCGCGAGCGTAGCGCCTGCTGGAACTCCCGCTGCAGGAATCCTTGCTGGATGATCGGCTGCAAGGCTGCGGGAAAATTCTGGATGCCCATTCAACGATTCCTTGATATGGCGTGTGATTGTTCGAACGTGCGGCGTTCAGGGTCGGTGTTTGAGCAAGGCGGCTCGGGCGGTGCGGTATTCGTCGTCGGTCATTTCCGTGGCCAGCTTTTGACGCGGCGGTTGCGCTGGAGGCGGCGTGGCGTGGCTGGAAGACGATTTGCCGCCGAACAGCCAGGGCTTGGCGCGTTTCAACCTGGTCATCAGCTCCGCCGCGCCTTCGACCTCGCCGCTGGGCAGCAGCTTCAAGTCCGCTGCGTCGATCAGCTTCAGGCCATCGAGGTCGACCATGCCGGCATGCAACGCCTCGGCTTTCAGCTCGGCGCGAATGAGGCGTGCGTCCGCCTGCTGCGTCACCTCGCTCAGCCGGCGTTCGAGCGCCTCCGCGTGCTCGCGCAGCTCGGCGATGGGGTCCGTGGACTGGTCGGTCGATTGGGCAGTGTCTGACATCAGTTCTTCCTGGTGGTCTTGCGATTGGCGGCGATGCGCGCCAGCTCTTGCGACACGTCCTCGATGTCGTACGTGTCGGCGATGGCCTTCACCGCCGACTCCCGGCTGATCTGGCCGGCGTTGGCGAGCGTACTCAGCGTTTGCGCATCGCGCTGGCGATCTTCCGCGGTCGGCGGGTACCAGCGCGGCCATTTCAGGGACAGCCGAGAGTGGGGATCGAGCCGCGGGACGTCGCGTCCCATGACCCGGAGCCGGAAGACCTGAGAGGCGCGCAGAACCATATGCGCGAGTGCCAGCAGCGCGCCCTCGCCGTAACTCGTCCGAAGATTGTCGGCGAGCCAGATGAGTCCTTGGTTCATCAATTCCAGCGCGCGGCCGGATTGCGCCGCGGTCAGCCGGTCAGCGCTGGCACGGTTGCCGTGAACGCTCTCCAGCGCCAGCTCCCGCAAGGTGCGCACATAGTCGATCACGGCGGCGGATGCGGTGCCACCGATCTCCAGCAGCTTTGCGTCCCCCTTTTCACTGACGACCAGAGCATTGCCCGCGCCCTTCACGACTTCGCTGTCGGTCGTCGCAGGTTCCTTGATAAGCAGGGTGGGATCGCTGCTGTATTTCAGTCCGCGCCCGGCCTGGCTGAGCTGGTAGTCGATTTCGATCTGCGTCTCGATGGCGGCGCGGAAGGTGCAGGCGCCGTCGCTCTCGTCGCCGGTTGCCGACGGTCCGGGCAGGTTCTTGATCCAGACGATCGGGACAAAGCCCAGCCCGTGCCTAACTGACCGCGCCTCGTCGATCAGTGGCGACTCGTCGCTGTCGGTGGCAGTCGGGAGGAACCAGGTCTCTGCCTGCTGGTCCCATGTCCGCGTGAACCAATAGTCCGCGGCGGGATCATCGATGTCGTAACCGTTCGTGGCCAGGAGACTGCCTGGAACCTTGTAGCGTTCGGTGACGCCGGCGAGGGTATCCGGCTCGTTCGGGTTCCAGGATGGCTGCAGGAACAGCGTGTCTAGGACATTGAAGAACACCCGCCCGCGCAGAACCCGCATCAGCACCGCCACCGAGCCGATCGAGCCGCGAATCGCCGCATCCGTCATGATCAGGTTGAGCCGGCTCTCCTTCACCAGATCGGCGAAGACATCGCGCACCGTGTGGTCGGCGCAGTCTATGGTCGGAAAGTGACCCTCGCTGAACAGCAGCGACACACTGTCCTCGACGACGACGCGAGACAGGGCGTACCGCACGCTCGGACGACGGTTGCGCAGCGGGATGTACTCGCCGCCCGCGCCTCGTTCCTCATGAAACTGGTAGGGCAGCACGTCGTAGAAGCGCCCGTCCAGGACACGCCGCAGGATGTCCAGCGTTCGCGTGCGCGGCGCATAGTCAGGGTCGCGCGGCGTCAGGTCGAGTATCGTTTCGAACATCTTGTGCCTTTTTGGTCGGCGTTGCTATCGGGCGAGCAGCGGCACGTTAAGACGCCGCGCGGGACGGCCAAGCTCGGTCACCATCGCGAAGGCGCGCGACAACGCATCGACCTGATCGTCCTTGCGGCCGTAAGGGAAGTCGCGAAGTTCTTCCAGAAACGCGTCGGTCCAGGCGGACCGGACCAGTGCAACGTTTCCCGCCTCGATCTGCGAGGCCACCGGCATGGCGCGCGTCAGCTTGGCGCCGGTCTCGCGCGATGCGGTGATCCGATAGCCGGTGAGCAAAGTCGCCAGATAGGACACCTGGCTTTTTCCCGCCTGGCCGGGATCTTCCGGTAGCCCGATCGTCACGTTCGTGCCGTCGGCGCGTGCGGCCGCCACGATGGCAGCCTCCACCTCGCGTGGTGTGCCGCGCAGACGGGACACGTCGAGTACCGTGTATCGTCCGGAGGCGTCTCGCAGCAGCTTGACCCCGGCCGTCCAGTCCGGGTCGTTGCCGCCGGACGCCTGCGTGGCCGCAAGGTCCCAGGCGCGCACAACGACCCCGCTGGCAGGCGGGGGCGGAGCGTCCACAAATTCCAGCCGCGGCACCTTGAACAGGCCGCCTTCCAGCGGCTTTGGCGCCTGCTGGAACAACGCGGACCACGCGCGTTCGCCGATCGAGCCGCGCTTGCGGTTTAGCTCGGCGGCGCTCTCCCAATCAGGCCAGAGCGGTGCTCCTGGGGCGCGTCCAAGCGGATCGTCGGCTTCGGCAAGCGCCGGCAGCCGCAATACGCGCCACTGGTCGCGCTGTTGGGCGAGCAGGCGCCCGCCCAGATCGTCCTCGTGCCAGCGCGTCATGATCAGCAGGACCCTGGCGCCCGGTTTCAGCCGGGTGCTGAGATCGGACCGGTACCAGCCCCAGACGTGATCCCGGAAGCCGGGATTGTCAGCCTCGGCCTGGGACTTGATCGGGTCGTCGATGATCGCAAGGTCCGCGCGATGCCCGATGATGGGGCCGCGGATGCCGGCCGCGAGATACACGCCGCGACACGAAGTCTGCCAACGTCCCGCGGACCGCTTGTCGGGCACCAGCTCGTACCCCAGGCGTGGGCCGTGCTCCAGGACCAGGTTCCGCACCTGACGGCCGAAGTGCTCCGCCAGGTCGGCCGTGTGCGACGTCGCGATGATCGATGAACGAGGATGCTGTGTGAACCACCAGGCCGGGAACAGCACCGAGGCGTAGGTCGATTTTGCCGATCCAGGCGGCATCAGGACCATCAGGCGATCGGTCTCGCCGTGGCTGAGGCTTTCCAGCTCCTTGATCAGCAGCCGATGGTGTGCCGCCGGTGCCTGGCCGGCGGCAGCAAGTGCAACAGCCGCCCACTCAGTCAGGCTGCTGCGGATCGTCTGACGTTGGGCGCTCTCGCCTTCGAGCCTCTGCCAATTGGAGAGAGAGCTCGGCATCACTCAGACGGTCCACTTCCAGGGAAGTCGGGTTGGCGGCCGAAGCGGGACGTTGACGCGAATGCATGTAGGGCGCGGCGACCTTCGCGATGGCCACCGCGCCCTCATGGTCGCCAGCGTCCCACTTGTCCCGCATCACTTGGAGCAGGATCGCGAGAGGCGTCAAAGGGGATTGCTGTGTCATCGGGGGAGGAAAGCGGGGAGAACCGTCCCGCCTCGTATGCATCCCGCCATCATGCCGTAATTCATACGATTTTTTGGGGCAGGTGGGCAAGCCTTTTTTCCTATCGGGCACCGTTTTTCCCAGCATGCACTGGCGTGCACCGAACGTCAGGCGGGATTCCAAACCTACCGGCCCTGCCTGTCTTAACGCGGCCGTAACCAGCCTGCGCACTGACTTGCGCCATGCCCGGGCCAAAAAGCTTCGTGTGGGAGGGAAAAGCGATGAGCTTCATGGAAAACGAGATCGCGGCACCGATCGCCGTGATGAGCGACGGCCATGCGGCTGCACGGCCCAGCCAGGCGCTCGTTCTCGTTCTGGAGGACGGATCGCTCGTGTCTTCCGCCCTGGAAGAGGTCTGCGAGTTCCTGGACATCTCGGCCGAGCGTGTCGGGAGCGACCTGGACCTGGCCTGCGTCTTGAGGGATTTTCGGCCGATGGCCTTGATTGCCGAGTTCGATCGCCGTGGCCAGGACGGCTGCCACGTGTTGATGACGGTCGCGGATTACGACCGGAGCCTCCCGGTCCTGCTGCTCACCGGCGGCGACCCGGTGATCGAGGGCGCCGCGGACGCCGTGGAGGAACTTTGGGAGCTGACAGCGGTGACCAAATGCGCCGAGGTCGGCGGTATCGGCCAAATGGTCAACTTTCTTCTTCGCGCCGGGCGGCTTGCCGGCGGGTGA